TTAATTCAAGCACTGCGCCCTGATGTAATCCTGCAAATACTTCAGGGCTTTCTGGTCGCGGATGATTCCGGATCGGATACTGAGAACGTTTCGTCCAGCAACGTCAGAGAGTTCGACGGTTCCTGCATCGCCCATGCTGCCGGTGGCGGAGGCGTTATCCTGGACGGGACATTTGCCCTTGACGAGCACCCGGCCACCATTATCAAGCTTGCGCTGCAGAGCATCATTTTCAGCTTTTGCATCGGCTAACTCCTTCGTGTATTTGGCATCGAGTGCAGCAACATCACGCTGGCGCACCTGCATGTCGTTAATGGTGGCGGTCGCCAGACTGAGCGCCTGCGTTTTCTCGTCACGCTGCTTTTTGTACTCAATGGCGTTGTCACGGTACCGGTTCACCAGAAAGGCCAGCGCCCCAGTAAGAACCAGCACCACCAGCGGAAACCAGTACTTCCTCAGTAGCACCTGGATCATAAAAATGCCGCTCGTGCACGGTTGTAACGCTGACGGCGGTCTTCAATGCCGTTCTGACCACCATTAATAATCTGCGTGACGCGGGCCAGGTCGCCGGAGTAAAGCAAACAACCGCTGGTGGCAAAGAACCATGCCGCTGAACGCGCCGCATTACGGTCCTGCTCCAGCTGCTCAGGGCTGGTGACCAGGTCGAGTTTCAGCGCGGCGCCGCAGCGTCGGTAATTATCCTGGCCAGTGATCTGAATCAGGCCACGACCGCGATATTTCCAGCCGTCGCCCGGTGCTTTATTGCCGAGGCGTTTGCTGTAAACCAGATTGGCAATAGCGCGCTGGCGTTCCAGCGGTAACATCTTTTCATAAGAACGGCGGCCCAGCGTGTTAGCCTGGTCCTGAGTAAGCCGCCCGGCGCGGACAAAACCCGCCAGGCCTGCAATGCTGTAGTTCATGTTCTCCACCAGCCGGGTGAAGCCAACGGATTCATGCCCGGTCTGCGCGATAAACATCGCCTGGTCAGTCGGTGCGGTGATACCGAATTCCTTCATTGCCGCATCGATGTGCGGAAACCAGCGCGCAGCTAATCCGGCGCTTATACCAGCCGCCATCTGAAATTGTGATTGTTTCATTCCGGCCTCAGTACATGGAAGATGCGCGCGACGTTGCCCCGGGCGCGGAACACGGCGGCGCAGATAATCAGGTTGATTGTCACGGTTGCCCAGTGGGTATGCAGGTAGGAGTCAAACAGATACCGGAACGGCACCGATGCATACGCCACGATAATCACATAGGCCAGCCATGACGCCCACGGGTTATGTCGTCCGCCAGGCTTACGGAACATCATCAGGCGCAGAACAATGGCGGCGCAGGCCACCACGTTCGTCACCACCAGCGGATCGTTAGTTACCATTGGTTCCCCCTCTCCAGCGTGCCAGCAGCTTTAGCGGGTCCTGTTCACTGAAGAACGTCAGTGTCTTGATAGCGACGGCAGACAGAATCACCGCACCGAGCGCATCCAGTGGCTTATCCGCATAGCCGGTTATGCTCGCCAGCCACGAACCCACCAGCCCGGAGCCATACACGCCAGCAAAATAAGACACAACGAAATACGCGGAACGGCGAAAAATTGTCAGGTCGGCGGCGGTGGCCACGTAGAAAACAGCCCCGGCAAACGCGCCGAATACCACGCCGTAATCAGTGCCGGTCAGCAGTCCATAAATACTGGCACCGGTCAGCGCGCTACCGGCGGCTGCGGTACCGGAAAAAGGTTCGGACATTACGCCCCCTCGTTAGTGGTGAGTCCTCTCAGGAATGAGGGGAAATAAAAAAGGCCACAGATTGTGGCCATTGATAAGATTTTAGCGCTACCTAGGTTTGGGGCTTGGACTAAATTTACTTTTCAAGCCTTTCCGCTTATTTTGCACGTCAGGAAATAATCCAACCATTAAATCCGTAGAGCGTGTTATTGACTCAGCAGCAGAAATTAGCCCCGAGTAAATAAAACTTTTATCCGTGTTATTCATCACTCCAGTGCCGCGACCGTCCGCTTCAATACGATAAAATGAGTAAGGCAGGATATGCGTGAAATTAGATAAGTGGTCAAATATCGGATTAAAAGATTTACTGTCAATTCCGCACAAAGCTAAAAGCTCATCCCTGCTTTGTATTGTAAGAATTTTACCTTGTATACTCTTCTTTTTGACCTCTCCAGGAAGAGAATTAAAATACTCTATCCCTGAGAGATCTTTAACGAGTTTTTCTTTTTCGTCTCTAAATGATTTTAAGCTTTCATCATCACCTATTGCTTCAAAAAGTTTGATTCTTCTATTGCAATCATTGAGGTGAAAAATTTTAATTTTTACTAGCCATTCCTCTTCGCACGAAGGTGTTTGAGCGATATAGAATAGTAACAACTCACCTTCCATAATTGCCCTGACATGAGGAGCTATACAAGAATAATCCCACAATTCGTAATCAGCCTTATACCAACGGCTTTTTGGGGCACTTCTCATAATAATCCCAGCATGTACACATAATCTGGTAAAAATGTAACTTGACCATCCTTTGTAAGGCTCTACATATCTCCCAGCAAGCCCTTGTCCGACAGCTTTCGCCTCGCAAGTTGCGAAATCGCATGCTCTTAAAGCCTGGTGATAGTCATCCATCGTAACTAATTCAGGATTTACTTTAGCGTCAATATTCATGTACACCCCCGTGCGGCTATTAAGGGGGATTATACAGAACTTAAAAAAACCCGCTCAGTGGCGGGTTTCTTAACGTTGAACACACAACGCCCATCGTTAACGTCAAATTTACACAAAAACGGCAACTTTGCAAGTAACGTGACGCTAAATTATGAGATTTATATCATATCTTGCGCACGTGTAACTTTTTTGAGTTGCACATCTGCATTGCTTTCTTCTTCAAAGCATTTCGTTACCAGGCTTTCATAGAATGGCTTCCAGCTATAGCGCCATGTGCGGTCAGGCAGGCTGTCCAGCTCAGAAAGAATACCGCGATATGCCACAGAGGATTTGGGCCTGCTGTAGCCCCTGCCCTCGCAGCGTTTGCACTCCTTGTAAACCGGCACCCCCTGAAGCTCTGAATTCTTACGGTCGAGGGTCTTCCCCGTTCCGCCACACTGGCAGCGTTTACTCAGCTGGCCGGTACCATTGCACTTGCCACACAGCTGGTGGTCCACGTCCTTTACCTGACGGAAGACTTCAAAATCAGAAGGAGACTGGCCCATATTTTTGGCGAATTGAGGCAGGCGCATTGTGTAATGGCTCTTGGTGATCACGCTGATTTTCGTGATCAGGCCTTTACCATGGCATTTCGGGCAATCGTAACTGTCTGCGGCTGATGAGGCGTAATCGTTAAACGCGAACCGGGCGAGGATACGCATGCATAGAGGAAACTTTTTGCCGGCTGCTTTGCGCACCGCCATTGGCGCACGCAGTTTGGCGTATTCGGTCAACCAGGATATAGCGGCATCTTTATCCTGTGGGCTGATCCCCGCTTTCCCCAGATACATAGCTAACCCTATGCCAGCGTCTGCCTGGGTCATGCCCAGCGCCGCCATAACATCCGTTACCGTTAATTGTTCGCTCGCAGTAGCGCGAACGCTGTCAGAGATGTGCATCCCTTTCGGGGCAAAAAATTTTAATACGCTGTCCAGATTCATCGCGGTCTCCACTCCGTCTACGCCAGCGCGCCAATGGCAAGCGCCCGGTCTAATGTCTTCAGCAGCAGCTCCGGCTGCGTGCCGTATTTGGCTTCAAATGCCCCTACATCCGCATGAATTTCATCGTGATGCGTTCTGCACAAAGGCAACACGAATAGATCATGGGCTTTAGTCCCCATCCCGCCCTGACCGTAACCGATCAGGTGGTGGGGATCGTCTGCTGTTTTGCCGCAGCACGCGCACGGCTGCGACTTCACCCAGCGGGTGTACTTCTCGTTCTGCCAGCGGCGGCGCTTTGGTCGTAACATGAATGACTCCGGCGTCTCAGGGTCAACCTTCAGCGCCAGCACCTGTTTTACTGCCTCTTCAACGATACTGGTGGCCGGTACCGACGGCATAATGTCCGCTTCGCGCGTGACCGACTGGATAACCTGCGCCGGCATGCGCATCGCCTGGCGCGCGACTGACTCCGGGATCACGTGCGCCAGCTTGTTGAACGTCAGCCACCAGCACAGCTCCGGGAGTGTCACCGCATGGGAATCATCAAACCCCAGACCGCGACGTACTACCGACAATACCCAGGCTACCAGGTTTGCCCGCGCAATGCCTGCCAGTTCGTCTGTGAAATGGTCCCTTACTTTGTTATCACAGGACCAGCACAGCCGCAGTGCGCCGGGCTCATGCCGCATCGTGACCATTTCGTGGTGGTGATAGCTGGCATGCGGATACTGGCAGCCGGTTTCACGCAATAGCCAGGCTTCCAGGCTTATCAGCCCACCAGCACGCAGTATTACTTCGGGGTGTTCGAATACAGGCACCATTACCGGATCTTCTGCCAGTGGCTGGCGCGCCGCGGGTATTTCACCTGTCGGCAGGTCAGCCAGTCGATCCGGTTCGTTCTCCAGCAAAATGCGCCCGCGATAGAAGTGCGGTAGCAGCTCGGGTCCGGGGCGGAAAGCCACCAACCCAAACTCTTTAACGATCACAGGATTCAATAAAGCTCTCACAGACACCTCAATGCACAGTTTCGAGCAGGCGTAACAGCTCCTGAAATTTCGACTCAAAGAAATGCGGCTGTGTTTCGCGCGGGTTCGCCGGGCTGGTTATATTCTTCCCGTACATACAACCCTTCGCAGTCATCGACCAGAAGCGCTTTATTCCATTAGTGCCTGACCGGCTGCGACGTTCTTTTTGTTCAACGATCCCCAGCTTAGCCAGTTGCTGGTATGCCACCGTAGCCGTTATGCGAATGCCGTTAGCTTTCAACAGAGCACTCAGAGATTGCGTGGGGCGGCTTGAGCCGTCTGGTGCGCCAGCTGGTGCGTCAATCGTGTATTGAGGCATAAGATCAGGCAGCCCAGCGACCTGAAGAAGCTTCTGGTATGCGCCCAGTTTTGAAGAATTGGAGAGGTTCAACATGCGGGAGGCGGATTCAAGCAGGATCACCCCTGCCTGCACCTGGTCGGCTTTGAGTGTTGCGATACCAGCCTGCTGAAGGGAGTCGAACGTGCGGATCACTTTCAGGTTGAAGGCAGCGCTGATCCACATTGCATAGGAGTAAACCAACTCCTTGCAAACATACGTCCCCTGGTTATTACCGCCAGCAATGGTAACCAGCGGGGCCGCTCCTGTAATATCAGGAGCGCTCGAAATTTCAGCGATTAGTTCCTGGGTCTGGGTAAGTGAGGCCCAGTTTGATGGCTGATGGCGCTTCTCACCACCGGCAGCTCGGTGTAAATCATTCAGGCAGTAACGACCATCAAGATCACGGCGTACGGAAACGCCGTCAATCACAAGTAATTGACTCATAGCTTTCTCCACTGATTGTATTGCGAGGGGCCTGCACGCCCGCTTCGCTTGCACTTTTTGACATTACTGCCATATCGCTTTTCTTTCAACCCACAGCTGGACATTTATCCACCTCCTGACTGAATGGCGTGATGGTTATCTCGACCTTACCTTTCGGTACCACTGGCCCCCACTCCACCAGCATTTTTTTAACCTGACTGTCGTCCTCCCAGACGCCCGCATGCGTCAGCGCGTCAAACAGCGCTTTGTTGTAGTTATCCAGATCCCGGCGGCGCTGATCCGGAGGGAAAAGAACTATTTCAACCACTGCTGGCGCGGTGGACGGCTTAGGCAGGCGGCGCAGCTGCTCGACAATCGCCGCGCTGGCTTCGCTCTGGAACGCCCTACCCTTAGCGCTGATGAGCGTGCGGCCTTTCAAAGGGCCGCTGTTTGGGGATCGCCAGTAGGTGTTCACGCTCGGAGGGAATGGCAAGGTCAGTTTCATAGTTCGACCCCACGCATTTCGAGAAAGGCGATCGCGTTCTCTCGCGCCTGGTCATCGTCATTAAGGAGCGCGCGGATCAGGGCGACTGCCTCATCCTCCACGCTCTGTCCAGTGATCGTGATGCCCCGGGAGACGCCCGGGGTAATTGTTATTGCACCTTTACGCTGTAGCGCACGAAGGTGGTCGTTTGCCGCATTGGGCGAACGGCAGCCCATCAACCCTGACAGTTCGTAAATTGTTGGCGGAAACCTGTGATCAGCGATGTAATCACTAATAAGATCTAAAACTTCCTGTTGGCGTGCGGTTAATTTCATCACGCTGCTTCCTCCTCTTTGACTGCGCATAGCTCTGGAAGATTGGCACGAACCAGCGCCTCGGCGAACGGCGGCGGTACCGCATTGCCGCAGCGCGCCACCTGCTTGTCTTTGGCGTACTTCACGCCGCGATAGTCGCGGTCAATGATGTACCAGTCCGGGAAGCCCTGGGCGCGGTACAACTCGTGCGGTTGCAGCATACGCATGCCAATATCAACGATGCGGTAAACGATGCCATACACGGTTACCAGTCCGTCGTAATCGTCTCCACAGTACTGGCGCAGGAAAGCCAGCACCTGATCCGCTCGCTGCTCGTCGTAAGACTCAACCGCAAGCATGGTTTCGACTTCTCCAACATGCAGGCCACCGGCTGTGATGGTCGGCATCGGCTCGTTTGTACGCTGTCCGTCCCGGCATGTGCCACGCAGTTTCACCAGATGCGAAGTGACAAGACCATGATGATCGGTGGTAGTGACCGTGTGGGCCGGCTCATCCAGCGCTACGCCAGCGCCCTGGTAGTTACCGCCGAAATGTTTAACGAGATTTGCCGCCACCAGTCCGAATTTCCCACCACCAGCCACTACAGTACCCAGCGGCTTATGCAGGCCAGGCACGCGTGGTTCCTGCCCGGGGCGTTCGCCATATCCCATCTGGATCAGGGTCGGCGTTATCAGTTGCGATTTTCCGCCGCCACCAGCGGTAACCGTGGCGCTCGGTTCGTCAGCCCGGTGGCCGATGCTGGCACCGAACTGACGGGCAATTACTGGCGCAACGACGCATGACCGTGACTCTTTCAGGATGGTATGCGCGGGTTTATCCAGCGGGCGCGGTTTGGCCTGATATTCGCTGCCATCATTACCCGCCAGGAACGGAGTAAATGCGGCTTCCACCACGCCCAGCGCATGCCCGTTTCCGCCCGGACGTTTTGACGTACCGGCGGTGACCGTGGGCACCGGCTCGGTGACAACCTGCCCGGTCGCGCCGGTACGGAATTTTGTCAGGTGCGGTAACGCGACAGCATAGCCGTGGGTTTTGGTAATGGTCTGTAGCGGATCCGCCAGCGCCTGACCACGGAAACAGTCGTAACTGGTTCGGTTGCTGGTGTGATTACACTTCACGATAAAAGGCGACGCATCGTCGATCACGAACCGCTGAATGCCTCGGGCAATTCGTTTGAGGGTGTTTTCCGCCAGCGGCTTTTTACGGTCGAATATGGACGGCGCAGGGATAGACCAGTCGATACATTCCGCCGCCGTCCGCCAGGCTTTCAGCTTACCGTTTTGCACTGCTGGTGATTTAGGATCGCCGTGTGTCGGCTCCGGCCAGCTCCCCGGCACGCCGTCGCACCGCATAACCATGAAAAAGCGCTTTCTGATTGTCGGCGCGCCAAAATCACACGCCCGCAGCTCACGGTGATCAACAGAATATCCGAGCCCGGCAACCAGCTGCTGCGCCTGCTCGCCCCCGGCGGCAATACCCAGGAACTCGCAGCATTCTGCCAGCGCCGGATGCCCCGCAGGTATACCGCCGGAAAGCATGCCGCAGAACGCCTCGAAGGTTTCTCCGGTATGGGCCGGATCGGGGCGCATTTCTGTTGCCAGCAGCGGCCCCCACGTTTTGAATTCTTCTACGTTCTCCAGCATCATCACGCGTGGACGTACTGACAGCGCCCAGCGAATAACAATCCACGCCAGACCGCGAATTTCTTTCTCAACCGGCTTTGAGCCTTTTGCTTTCGAGAAGTGGCGGCAGTCAGGGCTAAACCACGCCAGTCCCACCGGGCGACCGGCAGTAGCCACTACCGGATCGACATCAAATACGCTTTCACAATAGTGCAGTGTTTCAGGATGATTGGTGGTATGCATTGCAATGGCGTTAACGTCATGATTAATGGCAATATCCACGCTACGACCAGTTGCCATCTCAATTCCTGTGCTCGCGCCGCCGCCACCAGCAAAGTTGTCCACAATAATTTCTTTCACGCTGCTTTCTCCATTTCTGAAGCCAGTTCGCTGGCGGCTTTTAAGATTTCGGGGATCGGCATTTTCTCGAGCCACATCCGGTTTATGTGGTACTTCACTTTCCTCTGGCTGGTTTCCGTCAGCTCTACGGCATCTGGAACCTGACTGAAAAGCGCGGAAACCTCTGTCGGCCATTTTTCAGGTAGCTGTTCTGGTGTTGCAGGGAATGAAGAAACACACGTAAGGCGTCCGGCTAAGCGACGAATCTGCGCCAGGAATGCATCGCCGCGCGCTTCCAGATCCTTACGGCTGATATAGCTCATAGCCGGGCCGCGCCAGTTCTTATCGAAAACAGCAACAGCACCAGCAAAGAACGCACCGGACGGCACCTGCTTTTCATCCTTCGGTACAAACCACGTCGGCAGATCGAAACCGATACGCCCGCGAATAAACGCGACGTGATCTGCGTCCTCCGGCCACCACACCTCACTGGTCGCAGCCTTGATCAGGAAAACATAACGTCCGCCCTTCTCGCGCATCGCGCTGGCGTGCTGCATGATGTAACGCATGCCGGTGATGTACTGATCTTCATGCTGGCTGGCGCGGCTGTAGGGAGGATTACCGAACGCGGCGCCATTAAGCTCTGCAAGGCGCGCGGACCAGTCCTGCGTCAGTGCGTTATCCTCGGCGGTGTAATACGCTTCGCATTTGCTGTTCTCACCATCGCTGAACAGGTCCAGCACCAGTGGGCCAAACATCGCATTGATACCCCAGAAGATGTTTTCAGGCGTACGCCACTGATCGCCAACTTCCTTCAGTTCGTGCACCGGCTGATTACGCAGTTCTGCAAGTTCACGGCAGTATTTATTTGGCATTATTCTTCCCCTACATAACGGCCAGCGAGATAGCACCGCCCTTCTGGTGTCATAAAATTTCCTGCATGCCTGAGGCACAAGGCCCGCCGCGAAACATAACGATTCCGATCTGTACTATTAATCGCCATATCAAACGCTTTAAGCCAGACCGATGCGGCGCGGAAATAAAGTCCCTGTGCTTCCAGCTGCTGCGCCCGATTTTCCAGCCCGGTCAGTGTCCGGAGGTCTTCATCTGAAAGCGTTTCTGCCAGAGTTTGGTTAGACGGGTAGTAAGTCAGCGTCGATTCCTGAAAATCACGGCGTAACTTCCCCTCCTCATAAAAACGGCCAAGGCAGCGATTGATAGTGCTGGTGTTGGTTCCCGGCATGGCTTTGGCAATATCGCGATAATTGCAGCCCGGGTTATCAATGACATACTGCAAAACTTTCGATGCGATGCTCATCCGCGAAACCCCTCCGGAATGGTGTACGCCACGTCCTGGTGACTCGAACGGAACACCGCTGAATCAGGAAGCTTGCTGCGCTGGCCCCATGTATCGCGTGCCGGGCGTCCGGCGGAATCCCACTTGTTCGCCGACTGCAGATAGCCCGGGAACTTGCTTGGCAGGAAGAGCGTTGACGGGCGCAGGTACTCGGCCATTTTCAGATCTGAGCCCCACTTCTCAACGCTGTAATCCACGACAAGCACCAGTTCTTCAGGTGTAAACCCGTCCGCCAGTCGGGCACGGATGTTTTCCAGAGATGATTTGCAGACCTGGTACCGGGATCCGGTGGTCTTGTTCAGGTGAGATAAAACCTGTTTAGCCTGGTCAGTGATTACCACTGCAGGGTCGGGTTGCTCAGCAACCTGACAGGAAGGTTTTTTATCTGATGGATCATGTTTTGAATTTACTGACGGATCCCCGCCAGATTCTGACGGGTCAAAACCGCCGTTTTTGCTGAATTTTGATGCCTCAAATTTTGACGGGTCAGATTTTGATGCGTCAGATTTTGACATGTCAGAATCTGACAGGTGAGCCATTGCAGCAGCCTGTAGTTTTGCCACATTGAGCTGGTAAATATTGGAGGCGTTGCGGTTGCCCTGGCGGCGCTGAGTACGTGAAAGCCAGCCGTCTTTCTCCAGCTTCGCGATCGCCGTACGGACAGTGCTTGGCCCTGCGCCGAGCTGACGCGCAATGGTTTCTATCGAAGGCCAGCACACGCCCTCGTCGCTGCTGAAATCGGCCAGGCGAGCCATGATGGCCACACTGGATAACTTCATGCCCGACGCCGCGCAGCCGTCCCACACATAGCTGCTTAATTTAGTGCTCATGATCGCCCTCTATTTCCCTGAACTTGCGCTTAAACTGGTCGAGTGGACTGAAGCACTCGCCATGCTCGTAGTCTTCACGCAGGTAGATAACGCGTTGGGTTTCAGGCTCCCAGCGGATAACTTTGACGGGCACGCCGTAGTGATCGCGGAACCATCGGTTAAGTTCGTGCATAATTGCGCAGCCGCCTCCTCTCGCCAGTCCCCCACAGCCCACTCTGCAAACTCGTGGGTTACAATTTCACGATCCCCTGGTACATTAACTGCATAGCAAAACGGAACCGGCTCGCGGCCACCAGGCATAGGCAACGCAATGAGTTGCGAGCGGCGGTACTGTGTTGTTAAACTGTTCATGCGTTAGTTCTCCACTGATTACGACACGCCACGGCGCCCGGAGCTGCACACTCGCGGGCGTCACTCTTTTCTGGCTCGCAATAAACGCGGGATATCAAATTCAGAAAGGTCATCAGCGTTACGCGAAACCGATAAGCGATTTCGTTAAGGCTTTTCCATTCAGCGCGCGTCACCACGTCATCCTCGGTATACTGACGATACGCATTAACCAGATCGCCAAGTTGCCCCACCAGCTCCGCCAGCTTGGTCCCGATCTCTTCGTTGGCATCTTCCCCAGTCGCGCCAGGAATGTGCATGCCGTTATCAGTCTCAAGTGAGATGTAATCAGCAAGACAGGTCACGCCCGCAGCTCGCTGAAGTACAAGCGCCCACTCAAGCGGGAAAATTTGATCGCCACCAGCACGTAATCGATTGAAAATCGCGTCCTGGCTAACGTCGAGAACCTCAGCCGCCTCTTTGTACCCACCCGGAAACGCCGCAATAATCTTTCTGACTACCGCGACATACGAATCGGTTTGTTTCTCTACTTTCCAGTGCTCTTTGCCCACGGTTAACCCCTTCTTGCTGTGGTGTTTTAACTCTGCGTTTCTGCCTACTGTTTTGGGTAAATGTCAGGGCGCAAATCAGATTTAGTAATTGCGCCTGCGGTGATGTCCTCAAGTTTTTTGGCAAGGGAAAATCCAGCCTTTTTGTAGCCATTGAAAACCAACCGCAGGTAACCCGGAGTAGACTTGACGTTATTTGCTAACTCAAACTGCTGCTCTTTTGATAAAGAGTCCCAATACTCTTTCATGATATGTACCTCCTGTGTACATATTACACGAATAATATGAACCCACAAGGTACTTGTACCAACAAGGTACACAATGTTTAATTCTGGGATGAAAACGATTCAGGAAATACGGCGGTTGAACGCCAGAAAGCTGCGAGATGGAGTCGGGGGTAATAGCTACTTCGCTACCATGATCGACAGAGAACCAACCCAAACCAGCAGGTTTATGGGTGACGGCGCGTCTAAAAATATTGGCGATACAATGGCTCGCCATATAGAAAAATGCTTTGATTTGCCGTTAGGCTGGTTGGATCAGGAGCATCAAACCACTAACGTTGCAAAAAGTCCTGACGTATCAGACACTAATAGAAATATCACATTGGTTCCGGTTATTTCCTGGGTGCAGGCAGGAGCATGGACGGAAGCTGGCTTTGCTGAGGTGGACTTGAACAGTGTTGAAACTTATCCGTGCCCTGTGCCGTGCGGACCCATGACGTATATTTTGCGTGTGATTGGCGATTCAATGATCGATGAGTACCGCCCGGGTGACATGATTTTTGTGGATCCTGAAATTCCAGCAAGCCATGGTGATGATGTTATAGCTCTCATGCATGACTCTGGAGAAACCACCTTTAAAAGGCTTATTGAAGATGGCGGCACTAAATATCTGAAAGCATTAAATCAAAACTGGCCTGAACCCTACGTTAAAATTGATGGTAACTGTTCCATAATCGGAACAGTGATCTTCTCTGGTAAGCCTCGAAGGTATATTCAGAAAAAATAAATTTTAAGATGAGCCCGCGAAAGCGGGTTTTTTTATGCTTGACAATGTACCCTAAGGGTACATAATGTACCTACAAGCAACAGCGAACAGGCAGGACGCCCATGAAGTAGCCGCCGGCGGCGTATGAATGACCGGATGATTCGCTCACAACAGGAAAGAGCGCTGAAGATGCCAGGAAACGCCCTACCGCCAGGCAGACAGACGGGTTATCCCGCAAGGGGTGCCGGCAGTGCTCTCTCCGTTGTGGTGAATTGCAGCCGCACCGACGGCAACCAGAAGACAAGCGCCTGGCCCACAACCTCATAAAACCAGGCAGTTGTGTAGTTGTTTGGCGGTACCAGAGTTATCCAATGAAGTCGCTGGTACCGCCCCTTTTTTACGCAACACACAAGAGCATCACCGGATGACGGGCTCATTCCCCAATCCATCCGGGCGGTTGCAGCCGCAGGTGCTCTTTTGTGTTGTGTGGAGAAACTAACCGGCGGTGGCAGCCGCCTTTCTGAGGGTAAAACCGATGAGTAATGAACGTTTGACCAAAGTCCCGGATTTTCTGGGCGAACTGGATGGCGGGGTGTTCGAGAACAAGATCGCCGCCGCTCTGAGTGAGGTCGCTTTCGGCGTCCTGAACAACGGGCAGAAGGGAAAAGTAACCCTGACGTTTGAAATTGACCGCATGAGCAACTCGGTCGAAGAGAAGCGCGTAAACATCAAGCACAAGCTTTCCTATGTGCGCCCTACCCCGCGTGGCAAATCCTCGGAAGAGGACACCACCGAAACCCCAATGTACGTGAACCGTGGCGGCAAGCTGACCATCCTTCAGGAAGATCAGGGCCAGCTGTTCACTCTCGCTGGTGACGCCGACGCGAAACTGCGCGCCCAGCAGTAACCAGTTCATCTATTTCTCTTAAGGAAAAACCATGTCCCATTCTTTAGATGCATCGGCTATCGAAAAAATTCGCGAGATGACGCTGTTCCAGCTGCTTGAACAAAAGCTGGATGGCGCTGACTGCCCGGCTGCTGCGGTACCTGCGGGTGTGAACGTTCAAACCCTTGAGCACCTTTCCCTGGAGCGTTTCCGTTTTCGCGGCAAAATGCAGACCAGCAGCATCGAAGATTTCGTTACCTATTCCACTGGTTACGCTGCTGAAGGTACCCGCTGCTTTATCAATGCTGACGATATGCTTGCGATCGCCATCTTCAACCTGGGCACTCTGTCCAATCCAGGGCACGCCGATAACACCGCGCGCCTGATCCTGAAGAAAACAGCGCCGTTCTCCGCTCTGCTCGACATTAACGGTGATCGTCACAGTCAGAAAGAACTGGCTGAATGGCTCGAAGACTGGTCCGAATACCTGACCGGCTTTGATTCTGACGGGCAGGTGATCGACGCCAAAAAATCGGCGGCTGCTGTTCGCAAAATCACTATCGAATCCATTCAGAAAGCTGATTTTGAAGATAACGATTTCAGCGGTAAGCGTTCGCTGATGGAAAGCGTTGAAGCGAAAACACAGGACATCATGCCGGTGGCTTTCGAATTTAAGTGTGTGCCGTTTGAAGGCCTGGCCGAACGTCGCTTTAAGCTGCGCCTGAGCATCCTCGGCGGCGACCGTCCGATTCTGGTGCTTCGCATCGTGCAGCTGGAAGCCCAACAGGAAGAAATGGCCGCCGAATTCCGTGATCTGCTGGTCGGGAAGTTCAAAGACAGCCAGGTTGAAACCTTTATCGGTACGTTCAGCGCTTAATTACGTTGCCTTAAATGCCTCGGAAAGGGGCATTTAGTGAAGCGAAGTTAAATAAATCATCGCCTCCGGCGAGGGATTCGCTCAACCAAAATTCAGGCGCGGTGCAGCGCGTAATAACGGAGAACAAGCGTGAATAAGAAATTACATAAGCTAGATTTAACAGATAAAGCATCGGCCCGATTAACAACGAAACAGCTTATTGGAGCTGCACATCATGCAGCACGTTACCTTCCGAAAGCCTATGGGGAGCTCGTCACTGAGTTGGCATCACGTTTGGATGTAACTCAGGTGGCATTAGGCGAGTCGTTGAACATTCGTAACACTCTCGTGGCTGAGAAGGCGGCACTGGTCAATGTGCTCGATGGTGCGAAGAAAGGTGAGCCTTCTCTTGAAACAATGGAACGCGCATTTCGTGAATATTGTGACATTCCGAACGTGCGCGAAGGGTTACTGCAAATGTGGCGAATTATGCGTGATGACGTCTTTAGCAGTGCGCATGCATGCAAGGAGAGGAAGCGACCAAAAAAGTAGATTACTGTGGTCTTTGTTTTGACTGGGCCCGCAATGGTTGCGGGACCTGTATTTTTAAAGAGTGACCGGGTGCAGCCGGTAAAGTGGAGAGGTAACAATGGGACAGCTTGTTGCTATCAATGAATGGGCATCTGGCCCTAACGGTTTTAAAGAGCCGATCAGTCGCGCGGCACTGCATAAGATCGCTAAGACCAGGCAAACCTACCCACCAGCAATAAAGCAGGGCCGCCGGTGGGTTGTGGACGAAGATGCTCGGTTTATAGGTTTGGTAGGCAGGGTTGAGATAACTTCAGGTATTTCAGATCAGGCCCGCCAGTTAGTGGAGAAAGCTCTCAATGGCTGCCCGTCCCAGAAAACACAATATTGATATACCTAACCTGTACTGCAAGTTAGATAAAAGAACCTCAAAAATCTACTGGCAGTACAGACATCCAGTCACTGGCGTTTTCGTCGGGTTCGGGCTGGATGCTGACGCCGCGAAGGCCGCAGCAATGGAAATGAACAGGATTATAGCTGAACAAGAAACGCAGCAGTCCTACGCGCTTATTGATATGGTAATAAAAGCAAACACAAAGAAAGAACCGGGAATTAGAGTTAATAGCTGGATCAAACGATATAACGAAATCCAACAGGAACGAGTCGACAATAAAGAACTATCTAGCAGCACCCTAAAAAGTCGAAAATCATGCGCATTAATCTTTGAAAAGAGAGCATCACATTTACGTCTGGTCGACGTTGACACAAAAATCATAGCAACGATCATTGATGAATATAAATCGAGCGGAAAAGCTCGCATGGGGCAATTAATGAGAGCGGTTTTAATAGACATATTCAAGGAAGCTCAGCATGCGGGGGAGGTGCCGCCAGGTTATAACCCTGCCCTCGCCGTTAAAAACCCAATTGCTAAAGTTCAGCGCAGCCGAATGACGCTGGAGCAATGGAACTTAATATATAAGTCGGCTGAAAAATATGCCCCTTGCTTACAAAATTCTATGCTACTTGCCTTATTAACTGGCCAGCGTCGCGGTGATCTAGTCGATCTTAAATTTTCAGATGTTTGGGATGGGTACCTACACATAATACAAAATAAGACCGGTGCAAAAATTGCTTTACCATTAACACTACGCTGCGAAGCGATAGGCTTATCTCTTTCTGAAGTAATCGCGCGATGCAGGGATCGTGTCATCAGCCCTTATCTGCTTCACCACGTCAGAAAGCACTCAACCATCGATGCCGGAGATCCTGTTACTGAGGGAACTATTACGCGTATGTTTATGGAGGCAAGGAACGAGGCCAAAATCAACTGGCCAAAAGGTACCACTCCAGCCTCCTTCCATGAACAACGCTCACTGTCTTCACGCCTTTATAAAGAACAGGGAGTTGATGTTAAAACACTTTTAGGTCACAGCACAGATGCAATGAGTGAACAGTACAGGGATGATCGCGGGCTTGACTGGAAAAAATTAGTCATTTAG